TACAGTGAAGGCTATATTTACAGTGAAGGCTATATTTACAGTGAAGGCTATATTTACAGTGAAGGCGATATTTCCAGTGAAGGCGATATTTCCAGTTTTACATTAAATGGAAAAGTCACCAAAATATTTGCGGAGAAAACTAAAAAATATATAACTGTTTCCTCTATGAAATACAGAATAACAGTAAGCGATAAGCATATAAAAATCGGTTGCCAGTTACATACTGTTCAAAAATGGAAAAAGTTTACCTATAAAGAAATCGAAAAAATGGACAATGGCGGTGCTAAGTGGTGGCGTGACAATAAAAAGTTTATACTTTCATTGTAATTAAGGATAGCATTATGACACTAGTTGAGGAACAGATCAAGAAAGTTACCCACATCTTAAACGCTGCCAATTGCACTGAATGTGGCGAAATGAGAGCAATGCAAGTCAACGGCAAGATACACCAACCTTGTCCAGATTGTCAACATAAGCATCTGGAGGAAAAGGAAGTCATTGAGATTAATCGTAGTCGCACCGTAGATTATAAAAATCTTATGGACGATGATTATCGTGATTATGAGTGGAGCGTATTCGAGGGATGTATACCGGACCAGAAATTGTGCGCTACGGATTGTTTTAATTGGTATAGAGACTTTGAACTTGGTAACTGGCTTATTATGAGAGGTAAGCAAGGTACTGGCAAGACGTTAATTAAGAATCTGATAATTAAAGACTTTGGTGAAAATCATAACTTTAGTATTAAGAGTACAGATGGCTATACGATGTGGGGTGAATACTGTAAGATATTTAAAACCGATGAGGGCTTAAATGATTTGGTGGATTATTATACCAGATTTGACATATTGATAATTGAGGAACTTGGCAAACACGGTGGCACACCAGAGTTTTTACACTTTATGAATAAGGTAACTGATAACTATTATTCAAAGAAAAAGACATTGATTATTAATTCTAACTTTAATTTAGTTAGAGAGAACGACAAAGGAGAGCCGCACATTTCAGACTTTATTGATTTTGAAAGGGTTAAGCATAGAGCAGAGGTAATTAATTTTGAATTTGAAAGCCAAAGGGGGAAATGATGGGTGAAGAAGAAATGATATTACAAGTGATTGAGCAAGTTATGTTAAGAACTGATAAAACATCGATAGATAAAATAGATGAAATATATGACATTCTTCGGGAATACTATAATGACTAAATCAAAGAGCAAAATGATAAAAGCATTAAGGAAGTGGCGTGTTCAGTATCAATTAGAAATAGATATGTTTTCCGATGATATTCCTAAATATGTAGGTAAATCAGAAATAACAAAGCTATTTAACGAAGCAATATCTAAAAGGAGAAAATGATGGCCAAATTAAAGTTACCAAAAGATTGTTTAAAGAGTGATGTTTGTAAATATGTGGGAGATAGTGGATGCTTGGAAGGGTGCGATTATAGGCTAGAACACAATAGTGATATTGTAAAATGTGGCGAATGCAATGAAGATATGGCTTTGATACATTCGCATTATTGCTCCAATGTTATATGTCCTAGCAATAAAATAAAGGGGTAGTAAATGAAAAATGATAAAATTACAAAAAATATACTAGGAGAAAATGAGTATATGGAAGTTCGGTACTGTTTAGGAAATTACGGCTTTATACTTAAAGATGGTTATGCGATAACAGACAGTGATATTGTTAAAGAACTAAACGACTACCACAAATCAACAATAAAAATTATAAAAGCATTGAATAGTTTTAAATTGTATCACGAAGATTGCCCCATTTGCGGATCATTTCATACAAGTAGTTTCGCTGTTTATGGCACTCCAAACGTTAATATACTTTGTAAAGACTGCGGTGAAAGAATTTCAAAAATTAGAAATAACAAAGCTATTCAATGAAGCAATAGCGAATAAAAACAGGAGATAATAATGGCTGGTAAAAAAGGAATGAAATGGAATGAGAAAAATCCACACGCAAGGAAAAACAAATACAACGCTATATTCAGCGATGATGAAAGCGATGCAATACTAAAATATAAGAACGATAGCTTAGTAAACATATCTAAATCTACTGCTGTATGGCAGCTAGTGTGTATGCAGTTGAAAGCATTGAAGCGGTTGAAGTAATGTCTGATACGTTTAAGTCTCTAAAAATCGGATGGTTAATACAAACCGATGATTTCATAGGGCGTGTATATCTCAAAAAAGGTAATCGGGCGGTGTTGCTTAATGATAAGGGCGGTACGATTGCAATCCAGAAAGGCGATATATATACTGTATTGGATTACAGACCAGTGTATGAAGTAGAGGAAAATCTACAAAAGTATGCTAATGATAAAGCTAAAGAATATGGAGTTAGATTGCTACATCTCAATAAAGATAAAACAGGCACTAGTAAGATACAGGAAGCTGGGTGGCCTGATTGTATATGTTACGCTAAATGTGGACGTTCTTTTTTTATAGAGCTTAAAACTAAATCGAAGTTGTCGAGTAAACAGAAGATATTTAAACAATGGGCGGTTGATATGGGTTACGCTCATTACGTAGCTACAACGCCAATAGAGGTTGATAATATATTTAAGGAGTATAACGATGAAAATTGAGGACTTTAATTTTAATACACCAGTATGCGCATATCAATGTACAGACCTTGCATCGGAGATACACGAACTATTAGGAGGTCGTACAGCTAATAAAAAAGTTGGTGATCGTGCAACGTGCATTAAAAATCATATACAATTGCCACTATGCAGAAAACATCATAGTTACTTTGAGAGCAAAAAGAAAGAGAGCTTTATCATTGGCTGTGAAATATTAGGTATAGAGAATTACTCAACATATAGAGCTGTACAAGAAAAAGATGAAATTGCGCTGGCAAAAATAAAAGAGAAAACAACTCTATATTACAAAAATAAGTATGGAGTTGACGAGTGACAATGAACCAACGTTGGCAGATGATAACAGCAGGCTTTTTTCTCGGTCTGGCAGTTGGGATGGTAGTCGGTGTTATTATGATGTACAAAGCCGTATACGATAAGGACAACGATGTCAACGAGAGATTAATTGAGCAATATACAAACATACCATATACAAATAAAACACAGGATATAGAAGATGAAATATAATAAAATAGAGTACGGATATTATGAGGTAGAACAGGGCGATAAAATCATATACACTATAACTAAGTGCAAAAAGGAGTGGAAAGTGTTTAAAGAGGATAAGGTATTATCTGGACATATCAGAACATTACCGTCATTTAGAGCTTGCAAGATATATATCAATGATATTGAGCTAAAAAGAGATATAGTAAAAAACGTAAAAAACACAAAAAAGAGATAAATCTCTTGACAAGATACTGATAACAGAGTAAGATGTATCTATACTAATTAAGGAGAGTAATTATGACAAAGCAACAAGCTAAGAAATTATGTTTAATTAAATGGAGATATGTAGTAGATACTGGGTGTGATTATTATGATTTATCTAAGTGGCTATATTCTAATCATCCTAATATACGTAACTTAAATGATAGTTGTGCTTACTGCACTAAATATAAAGATATGTCAGACAAAACAACACAAGAAAATTGCTGTGAAAAATGCCCACTTAAAAAAGAGAATAAATCTTGTTTTGATAAATCTTCATTTTTCCGTAAATGGGACAAAGCTATAAACAAGACAACCAAAAAAAAATACGCCAAACTATTATATGAAGCAATAGAAAGGAGCTAAATTATGAATAAAGACAAACAAATAGACAAATTACAGGAAACGCTTGATACTGCTAACCAAACTATAGCCGATGTATCTAAGAAATTAGAAGAGTTGAAAGCTGATAAGGGGCTTGATTTTCGGGAGTGGCATAAAGAGAATGAGCACAATATAATTTCTATTTCAGACATTATGATAAATGTATGTGGTGGTGGAATATTGGGAAATAAGACGCATTATCATGAAGTTATGCGTATACAAGCCGAACAGATCATCAAGCAACATTGGAAGCGTATAATAGGTGATTATGTGCCAGATTGGGAGAGTACCAATTTTGACAAGCTAGATATTTGGTATAAGAGCAATGATGTTATATTTAGTGCATCTTGCATGTCTCAACAATTTCCAGACTGGTTTTACGCACCACTCTCAATGGAAAGCGAAATCAAAGCTGAAATTGAACGCATGAAAAATCTATACGGTGTTGATGTAGTTAAGTATTATCTAACAGGGAGATTTTAATTATGGAACATCAAATTGAGAGAGCGTATGAGAAAGCCGAGGAAAAAGCAGAGCGTGAATCATTAGCACAAAGCTTTGAGGACCTTAGTAATGCAATACAAGAGATGGAAGATGAATATCGAGAGTTAATTGAGAAGCATAAGAGCGCAATTATAGAATGTGATTTAACGCAAAAAACAGATCAATTAAAATACGATATAACTAAGATTGGCGAGTTAATACCAGAATAGCCGTATATTTGGGAGTACCATCCATTACCCATAATAAGGTAGTGGGTGGTATATATAATAATAAGGAAATATTATGAAAGCAAAAAGATTATTAAAAAAAGTTAGAAAAATACTGGGTAATATAGAGTATGTTAATGCAGAGTGTTCAAACAGAGACTACGGCTATAAACCGCAAAAAATTGAGATTAGGTATTCGTTATATGTTTCAAAGAGCCAGGGTGATGGTGGCGAACGATTTGAAGGTGCTTCATTTAAAGGGTGCTATAATAAGTTTCTTAATAGCTTAAAAGAAGGATAATAAAATGGAAGAAGTACCAGACCAAATTAATAAAGCAATAGACAAACATCTAAAAGAGACAGAATCATATGAGATACTTGAAATGGTTAAAGAATTAGACCAAAAAATTGAGCAAGTACATAATATATATGAGGATTTATCTGTCAATTATAGTGAGGTAATATCAAAGTTTAAGCTCGATAAGTTTGATAGTGATATCCTAGAAAGTTTATACATTCTAAAAAAAGAGTTGAATGATGCTGTATATGGGTAAATATTATGCTTAGAAATATAAACCCCCAGAATATACCCAAAGCAGTAAGAAATCATGAAACAATACAGAAAGATTTATTGTACACACTATGCGCATTGTTTAATGATGAGGAACTCGAAAGACTAATCCAACAGAAACAGGCTTTACTGGAAGCCAAGAAATTACAACGTGATTTTGAACTATCAGAGATGGAACGGACTAATAGTTACATAGAGAGAGGGTGTTATGAATAAGCAAATTAATAAGAAAGCTAATGATATTTATGAGTATCTAAAAGAGCAAGGTTTAACGGCGTCTCAAATGAGAAAAGTGATTGAAATGGTTATGGTATTCAGCGATAAAAAAGTAACAATGGAGGCGAAATGATGAACACACACAAAACAATTAGACCAGTTAAAACAGTATACGAGAAATCACACAGAAATATAATGTGTAAGAATCCAGGTTGTAGGGCGTTGATGATTTATACCAGGACGCTCTGCCCTAATTGCTTCGCAGAGAATAGCAGTGAGCGAGAATATACATATAAAAAGAAGGCGTCTACAATAAACAGATTGACTATATTTGATGATGTAGATATGCCAGAGTTATTAGATGAAAATGAGGAGATAGATGATGAATGAATCACAGCAAAAACGCATATTAAAGTTAGAACAACAGATTGCAGATATAAAAGCAGAAAGTGAGGATGTGTATAGTATTAACAGTAAATCTTTAGGTATCTTTAAAAACGGGAAACATATACCTAATTCAGAAATTGTCAAAGAACTAAACGACTACCATAATAAATCTAAAAGCAAATGGATAGAGTGGAACGGCGGTGAATGTCCAGTAGAGGATAACGCCTATGTAAAAATTAAATTTAGAAATAAAAATACAGATAGAGGAGAAGCTAGTAAATGGCACGGATGGAAGCACGATAATTTTGGGGGCGGTACATGGGATATCATAGCTTATATGGTTATAGATTAGGAGTGAATGATGAGTGATAATATAGAGTTAAAGAAGTTCATAGCTAAATTATTAGGTAAATACTATTGTAGTAATGAAAATATTGAATGCCCTAAATGTGAAGGTCATAAAAAGCATTGTATGGATATTAATGTATTAGATTTTAATATCCTTATGCAAGCACTCGAAAAGATCAATACAAGTAGCGGAAATGTAGACGGGAAAAGGTATTATATAAATCTATATAGAACATCATTTTCAATACGAAAAATTAACGGTGGGGTAATGTCTGACGTTGATATTATATCTTTTGATTTTGCAGACCACAACGGTATGCAAGGTGCATTAGTCAAGGCACTGGATTTCATTATGAATGAGGAGGAAGGGAAATGAAGTGGAAATATATTGGTAAAAAATATTATAGTGGAACTGGTATTAAATGGATGATACAAAATAAAAAAAGGGAAAATGTATCTTGTGATAGATGTGGGAATATAGCTAATGGGATAAAACTAGAAAAGTTATTGTTTATGACAGTCAGTATACCTTTATGCAAAGTACATATTGCAGAAGATTATATAAAAGGTGCAGACATACGAGCACCACATTTAGATTACAGTGATTTAAAACAAGAAAGACAGGAATATCTCGACAAGGACACCACTAAATGACTAAATCAAAATCCAAAAGCAAAATGATAAAAGCATTGAGGAAGTGGAGAAATAAACCAAGAAAAGATAGACAATATAAGAATAGTTTGTATGTGTTTACTGATATGGATAAACATCAAATAGTAGGTTTATTCAATGAAGCAATAGCGACAAGGGGAAAATGATGGAAAAAACGAGATGTTATTTAAATATAACTGCTGAATATGAATGCCCACACTGTGAAAAATCACTTGATTTATTTGAAACTGACCTCACAGATGATGGGTGGCTTTATCAATTATTAATGCCAGATGATAACCATTGGTCAGGAGCTTGTAAAGATTTCTCTAAGGAACATATTGATAATTTTGGAGAAGATTTCAGCTGTCCCGAATGCGGTGAAATTATTGACATAGGGGAGGTGACATACTAATGACTAAAATGCGTCCAAGAACCAAAGCAGAGATATTGCAGTTGATTAATGATAATCCTAATATGTGGATAAAAGATGGTCCCGAAATGTGTAATAGAATTACAGTTATAGATATTGAAGATGATAGAGAGTTTATTGTTATAGGCCGCAGGTGGCTTTGTTTTAGGGAATTGCTTTATCAATGCACTTATTCTCTTACACTACTAGGAGAATACAAGAAATTTGAGGTGGCGGTATGAATGAAAAAATTAAAAAATATTATGATATTAACAATTATGAGGATTTTAAAAATAGACCTGATGGAATAATTAAACATTCCGTACCATTCCAGAAAATGGTTAAATTGCCTGAAGGTATTGCAGGTGATAATGTCGTAGTTCCTTCATTTATTTATGATATTCTAAAGAAAAGGATAAAACATCTAGAAGACCTTCTCAAACAATCCGACAACAGCGATAGTGTGAAATGCTCTTGTGGGGAAAAAGCTGTTGTGCATAAATGCCTAGAATGTTACAAGATGAATGTTATGGGCGACAAATAACAACTAAGGAGATAATGATGATAATAGATAACGCAGCAAAAACGACAATAAACACAAAAATGAAAGAGATAGCCAAGCTTAAGAAAATCATAACAGATTTGAAATCGAATAACGCTACATTACGGATCAACTACCTGGATGAACAACTTAAGAACAAAGCATTACAGGAGAAGATAGAGCGGATAGAGGTGGTAGCAAAACATTGAGTAAATGGCTTGATATAATATACTAATTATAGTATAATATAATCATATGAAAAAGATACACTTTGAACTTAAAGGCTCTCAATGCCTGACTAAATGCCCTCATAATGAGCATATCGGAATAGGCACTGACGACTGCCTAGATTGTGCCGATAATGATATGGGTTATGCTGGTATAGATGAAGTAATTACATTTGGTGGTAAAGTGAGTCAGCAGTTTATTGAGTGTAATAGAGAGGGTGAGTGAGATGTATAAAGTCGAAGCAATACCATTTGGCGGTGACATACGAGGAGTTCAGGGACTATTAGACGATATGCTTTCAGATGGGTTCAAACTTGTTGCAATAGATAACAGTTGGTATATTTTCTTTAAAGAGAGCGATTAACATATAATATTAATATCCTAGAGGGGTACATATGAATAACACATCATTAATTAGAATCATTCTAAATTGTAATAATTACATTATAGCCGAGAGATAGCCGAGATATGGGACATAAATTGACTAAGGCTGATAGTATCAAGGGTGGCAAGAATAGCAAGCGTAAACCATTAGATGAGTTGTGGCGTGCTAAATTAGAAGAGTACGATGAAGAGAAAGACGGCTCTATATTAGATGGGTTGTTTGATACATTAGCCACAGAAGGTAAGGCTGGCAACATACAGGCTATTAAAGAAGCACTTGACCGTGCTTATGGTAAATCTAATCAAAAGCTACAATTATCCGGTGATGAAGATAAGCCAGTTATTATTAGAACTGAACGCCAAAAGAAGTTTATAGAGAGTACTGATGATAATCAGAGGTAATGGTGGTTTTGGTGATGCTATATATCTAAGCGCAATCGTAAAGAACCTTAGTCTCGTATATAACGATATAACTGTATTGACTAACTATCCAGAGGTATTCAGTGATATGATGGATATACAGTTTATGCCATTTAACAGAAGGACGCCTGTAGATATAGACGCCTGTTATTGCAAATACAAGTACGATGACTCTACGAACCAATGGCAAGATATATGCAAGGCTGCTAAGATAAAGGAGATACCGTTTGAATTGAGTAAGCCAATGGTGAATGTTTCAGCAGGTGGACGGATATGTATAGTTGCGCCATATAATCCTATGGGAATTGGAACAGCAAAAGAACTAACACCAGATTATAATTACATACAGAATATTATTGACCATTATAAAGATAGGTATCATATATGTCTAATAGGAAAAGGCGATAACATTTACAAAGGTATTGATATTGACCGCAGAGATGTTCATTATGGCCTATTAAAGGATACTATATCTAATAGCTCTATGGTCGTAACCCAGCAAGGATGGGCAACAGCACTAGCAGAGGGATTGAATGTACCTCTATGCGTTGTATGGTCACATAAAGGCTTACAATCAGACAGGCGATTTATGTCTAGCATCACACCTAAGAAGATATTTTGCAAAGATACGTCAATTGCGGTAATAGATAATGAGCCGATAGATTACGATAGGATAAATGAAAATGCTAATATCACATAAAGGGATATATGATTATGTCAATAGTAAGTCTGTCATTGTATTAGGATCTGCACCGTGTGTTAAAAATGTAGATGAACGTACGCTAAATGAGTTTGATATAATTGTCAGATTAAACAACTATAAGCATTTTAACGATTGCAGAAGTACTGATATATATTATAGCTTTTTCGGTACGTCAATTAAGAAAACAGAAGCCGAATTGTTAGCTGATGAATGCAAGTATATAATTCACAAATATCCTGCACTAGATTTCACTAGACATAGCAAGCAATCTGATGGAATAGCTGTTGATTGTCTTAATAATAATTATTACAGAAAATGTAAAATACCAACATACAATACATTAGGCAGTGATTTCATATTCAACTATCTAATGACAGATCGAATTATGACTACTGGATTAAGTGCTATTATGGAGATGATACGTTTAGGCGGTAATGTAACAATAGCAGGATTTGATTTCTTTGAGAGTGGCATACATAACTTAGATGAGAAGTGGAAGCCAGGTGATGGCAATCATAATATGAGTAGAGAGAAAGATATAGTGAAAATGTTTCTGATGTATGATATAATTAAAGAGATAAATTAAGGGAGATAAATTATGGCTGAAACAATACATTTAGAATACATGGGAAAACCAGTTGAAACACTTACAAAAGGTGAATTGATTGAGGCTCTACACAATATGCATTATCAGATGGTGTCTAGTAAAGAGTCACACGAAAAAACAATCAAATTATTATCTTATAAAAACTAGATAAGGGCATAGACAATGAGAGAATCATTAAAAGCATTAAAACAGATAGTCGGTACTAAGCCAATAACAGCCATAGAGATAGGTGTATTACAAGGTGAAAACGCTATGGATATATATAACAACTTCACTATTGATAAGCTATATTTAGTCGATGGATGGATGAAAAAATACACTGATAATGCTATCGATAATCTATCTATAACGGCTGATCTATTCGATAAGTATATCAAGAAAGTAACTATCATTAAAGCACTAAGCCCAGCAGTAGCTGATATATTCCCGTGTGATTACTTTGATTATATATACCTAGATGATAACCACAATCCAGACCACGTTTACAGTGAGCTTGATACATTTATGCCACTACTAAAGAATGGTGGTATGATAGCCGGACACGATTGGAATGATGAACTACCAGAGAGAGTACAACAGGGAGTTAATAAGTATTGTACAGAACAATGCAGAGAGGTTAATTTTAAGCAGAATGAGAATGAAGCTGTTGGTGATTGGTGGATAATTAAATGAGATAATGGTATAATGTACAAAACAAATTAAGGGAAACAATTATGAAGATACAAAGATTATTCGAAGAAAATTACAAGAAGTTATCACTACAGACTATAATAGATGCGATTGAATTAGAGAAGGTATTTGCGTTTAGTGTTAGTATTTCTGATTACAATAAGTTAGATTGTGGATTAAGACTTGTTTGTAAAACTAAATCTGAACCTGTGATGTTAGGTAGGCAGATATTGATTAGAGAAAAAGGTGATTTTGAGGTTATACTTAAGGAGTATTGCCTTGATTGTCGACAGGCGATTAAATGACAAGGAATGATTTACCATCATTAATCAAAGACGATGGAATAGCTTTGGAGCTGGGAGTGGCAGCAGGTCATTACAGTGATGTTATATTACAGCATAGCAATGTAAGATTACTATATTCAATTGATAGATGGAGCGATCACCACGATGCTAAAGAATATCATAAGTGTCATAAAATGCTTTCAATTTATGGATATAGAAGTATAATCAGACGACAATATTTTGATAGTGCATTAGATACGTTTCAAGATGATGCTTTTGATTTTATATACATTGATGCCTATGCAAGCGATGGACAACAGAACGGTAAATTATTATATGATTGGTTTCCTAAGCTTAAGAAAGGCGGTATATTTAGTGGACACGATTACCATACAGACTTCCCAAAGACTATTAAAGCAGTAGACAGATTTTGTAAAGAGTTTGGATATACGCCTAACATTGTTAAAGGGCATAAGTCAGACGGTAACCAGCAGAAGTATAATAGCTGGTATATAATAAAATAAGGGGTGAATAATGGAATGGATAAGTGTAAAAGATAGATTACCAGAGAAACCAGATTTTGATTGGGTTCTGGTGCAAAGTAAAATGAGTCCAGAGGGGTGGTATGGTATCCCACACATTGCTGAATTAAGACGTGGCGTATGGTTCTCGAATGTATGCGATAACCCAATGGAGGAAACGCTATCTGTCATAGTCACACATTGGCAACCATTACCACAACCACCAAAGGATAATAACAAATGAATGATGGATTAAAGCCAAGTGCCAGAGAATACAAGAAGCTGATGGGTGATAAGCCTGTAACACTGTTAGAGATTGGAGTTATGCAAGGGCGCAACGCTTACAATCTATATAACGCTTTTAACATTGATAAGCTGTATTTAGTAGACCAATGGTTCAAGAAATGGGAGTCTTATGATTACCCTCATATGCTAGATGTAGCTATGCAGACTTTTGAGAAGTTTGAGGGTAAGGACGATGTTATTATTATCAGAGCTAACAGTCTAAAGTTCGACCTATTCCAAGATAGCCAATTCGATTACATATATCTTGATAGCAATCATTCATATGAACACGTTCAGCAAGAACTGCCAAAGTACTGGAAGTATCTAAAGAAGGGTGGTATGTTCTGTGGTGATAATATAGAGCAGGCTGGTATGCGTAAAGCACTAGATGAATTCTGTGAAAGCAACGGGTTATCATATAAAGAAGAAGCGTATAAAAAAGCTGCTAAGAGTGGAATTGATGTGCTAGAATGGTGGCTGATAAAATGAGTGATATATACTACTCAACTACAGACGGTAGCCCAATTTGTAAAGATTGCATACATAAACCAGCTAATTTATTTACTCATTGTGCTCTTAGTACGCAGACACATAGTTCTAGTTGTTATCCCACAGCTTGTATAAATTACGAAAGAAGTAATGTAAATAAATGTACCTGTTGGAGATGTCTTGGTTTAGAGTCTGACCCATACGAATGAAACAAAGAATTAATGATAGATGAACCTTATGTATTCACTGATAAGCAAAACATAGCATACGACCTCTTATGCAATGATGACTATATCTATTATCTATTCGATGGACCCAGTAGATGTGGCAAGACCTTTGATATAATAGCGTATATTGTAGATTACCTAGAGAAATACCCAGGTGCTAATGCTTTAATCGGAAGGTATTATCTGGCTAATGCTAAAAAATCTGTATGGAAACAAACATTGATTCCGTATATAAAAGCTACGATGAGTAAAAGCCTATATAAAATAGTTCAATCTAATCAGGATTTCATAGTTACATTTCACAACGGATCAACTATTGTATTAGGTGGTTTGGAAAAAGGTGACCAACTGGATAAGGTTATGGGTACTGAATGGGCAATCATATTTATTAATGAAGTGGTAGAAGACCCATACGATACATATCAAGCTATGAAGAGTAGACTACAGCATAAATCATATCCATTAAAATTCATAACAGATACTAATCCAAAGAATCCATCACACTGGGTTTATAAGCAATTCATAAAAGGTATTAATCCAGAGACAGGCGAAAAGGTTGATTTAAGTACACAATGCCGGTTATCTTGGACTATGGAGGATAACGTAAAGAACTTATCACCTAGATACTTCGAGATAATGAAGTCAATGACAGGTGTAAGAGGTAAGCGTTTGAGAGATGGTATTTGGTGTGAGGTGTCAGAGGGTACTGTATACGAGTTTAATAGAGATGTCAGTCTATTACCAGAACCGATTAGTCCAGTGCCAGAATCAGAGAAGTGGTGTGGTTGGGATTTTGGTATAGCAGCAGATACAGCACTGATATTCTTTCAAGTACACTATTTCCATCCAACACCCGAAAACAAACTAGGCTTAATAATAAGCATATTCGATGAATATCGTAACAATGAAAAAGATTATAAATACTATGCTGATGTTGTGAAAGCCAAGGGTTACCAAAACTTACAGCACGCTGGTGATCCTGCAGGCGTTGCCAGAGATGCACAATTAAAGAGTTGGTTCAGCTTACTGAAAACAGAGGGTATACATCTACAGAAGCCAAGTAAACGATTATCTGTAGCCGATATGATACATAACGTTAATCAATATATGCCGTATATCCGTATAAATGAAACACAGTGCCCTTATATGGTAGAGGTATTTGAAAACTGGACATATAAGAAGGATAAGGACGGAAAGACGATAGATGGCTCATTACCCGAACATAACGATTATTCACATCTTGCAACAGCTTTCTATTACGCAATCAGCAATTGTTTCCCTATAAAGCGAAATCGTGAACAGATACAGATATATTAATCTCTTGATATAATATGGTAGTCATTGTACAATAGACTAGAGGAATGATTATGATTAAATTACACAATATAGATAATATGAAATATATGGCTGAGTGTGATGATAACGCATTTGACTTGGCTATTGTTGATCCGCCATATGGGATAAATGCAGATGGTGGAGTCGGGAGCAGTAATTTGGGTGAATCCAAAAAATATAAAAGCAAATGGGATGACTCAATACCTGAAAAAAGATATTTTCAGGAGATAAAGAGAGTATCAAAAAATCAAATTATTTGGGGAGGAAATTATTTTATAGACCATCTAAATAATACTTCATGTTTTATTGTTTGGGATAAAGACAATACTGGAAATTTCGCTGACTGTGAATTGGCATGGGCGTCTTTTGATACTGCAGTAAGAAAATTTAAACATAGGTGGAATGGTATGTTACAGGAGGATATGAAAAACAAAGAAACCAGAATCCATCCAACACAAAAACCAGTTGCCCTCTATAAATGGCTATTAAAGAATTATGCCAAAGAAGGTGATATAATTCTTGATACACATCTCGGCTCTGGAAGCATTGCAATAGCTTGTCATGATATGGGTTTTGATTTAGTCGGCTGTGAACTTGATAAAGATTACTATGATGGTGCTAAAAAGCGATTGAAAAACCATACAGATCAAAATACATTCTTTTAATACTGTCAACTTTAATTGACATAATCCCATATTTAGTATATAATTACAAGTGAGTCGGGTACTCTCATTAACTAATGGAGTCACTATGCATTCAAATCAGCTTTCATCAGATGAGATAATAAAACTTATAGAAGACCAAACAGATACCACAATCAAGATAGGTGTCCGAGAATTAATAGATATATACAAAGATAATTGGCAGGACATAATAGAATCAGAACTAAGATGTCAGTTTTCTACCGACACTCTGGCAACATTAATGCCACTTACAACACAAGAACTCAACCTACTAAAGAGAGTCGTAAATGAAACATCTCTTGTATACAAAACACCTGCTGAACGTGTAGCTGTTATCGATAACGGTACTGAAAAGCCTACAGTTGACAAGAATTACGAAAAGGCTATCGCAGATAGCAATCTTGATTTGACTATGCGAACATCCAATAAATACACTAACTTGCTAAATCATACATTAATCAAGGTCGTATATCGAGACAAGAAACTTGATTATGATATATTGACATTTGATAACTGTGAGATAATCACACATCCAGACGATTGGAAAATGATTGTTGGTATCAAGTATTATATCGGACTGCAATTACCAATGTCATACGGTGCTGATTCTAATAATACGGCTGACAAGAAAGCACAACCATATGGCGGTAGTAGCTCTGATTTTATGGATAAAGAATATACTAAAAGCAAGCTATACATATTAGCTGATTTTGAATATGAAGATGAAGGCGAAATGATTATCGTTAAGCAAGGTAAAATATATACCTATGTTAAGTCTGGGAAAGGTGAGTTACAAGTAGATGAGGAAAACATACCATATAGAGATATACACGGGAATGTAATACTACCATTTGTATTGACATCAAAAGAAGTGCCTGTTAGTGAATTATTAGACTTTACTACTGGTAATGATTTAAGAGATTTAAATATAAATATCGCTGTTCTTATGGTACATCAAAACGCCCTTCAAAAGTATCAATCATATTTACAAGTATGGATGAAAGTTAGAGAGCTAAAAGATTTACCTAAAAAACAATCGGTTGGCCCTGCTAAGATTATAGGTATTCCAGTGGGTGAGGAAGATGTTGGTGATATTGGCGTTCTTGATTTACAATCTAAAATTAAAGAGCATCAAGAGGTTATTGAGAAGCGTATAACAATGGCACTGACTAACTACGGTATATCGCCTCAAAACTTCACATTGTCCGGTTCACCCCAATCTGGCTTCTCTATGAAAATGAGTAACATCGCTAAACTAGAATATAGAGAGGACCAATTACCTATCTATAGAGCAATAGAACATAAACTATTTGATGTGGTTCGTGCTGTATGGAACTGGCATAGAGATACCGAAAAGATAAGCGATGAGGCCAATCTAAGAGTTGACTTTGCAGAGGTCACATTCCCAATGTCACCAGAAGAAAAAGAGCAAGAGTTCACATTCTTAAAGCGTAACAATGTTAAGACTGATATTGATTTGATAATGTCTCTTAACCCAGATGTCACAGAAGATGAGGCGTTAGTTATATACACTAAAAACAAAGTATTTAATAATGCTAATGTAATAGGCATTGAACCACAGGAAGCAACACAACCAGACGATACAGAGGAAGTTGCAGAGTAGCAAATGGCTATTGATAAACCACTCATAATCAAACAGGCTGATAAACTAGCTACAGCAGGTGATACTGTTGTAACAGGGTTGGAGTCGGCATTAGCTAAGTTTGAACGATTGGTTATAGCTGATAGTAGTAAATTGGTGGTTGCTAATAGTGCAGAGATAGCACTCGCAAAAGAGAATATCAAAAAGCTATTAGTTGACAGCGGTTATTATGAGCAGGTCGGTGTGTTAATAAACAAAGATTATCAAGCAGCTATTAATGAGAGCCATAAAGCATATAAATCAATGACTGGTAAATCATTTAGATTTTCAGATAAAAGCCTATCGCAATTAAATATCACTAAACAATTAGACCTCAATAAGTTCGGTGTTATCGCAAATGATGCAGTAGAGAAAATATCCAGTGGCCTAATTGAGCTACAATTCGGCACAGTAACACAAGAGGAATTGGTTACGTCATTAATCGGTAAAGCCACAGGTGTTGCATTGAACCAAGCTAAAACGCAAGTTCACACAGGGTTACAAGGCTATTACAGAGCATCAAATGTCAATCTAGCAAAGGATGCAGGTATAGAGAAGTTTGAATATGTCGGACCATCTGACAGCGTAACAAGAGATTTCTGTCTTGACCACGTTGGAGAAATAATGACAATGGAAGAATGGGATGCTTTAGATAATGGTCAATTATCGCCTGTTAGTATCTTCGGTGGTGGTTATAATTGCAGGCATCAGTTGATAGGTGTTACAGAAGATGAGAAAGCATCTCCATTATCTGATAAAGAGAAAACAGAATTGAAAGAGGAGAGGCGACAATTTAATAATAAAGTTGCTAAGAAAAAGCGCATAGAAGATAAAAAAAAGGCTGTTTAAAATGACTATAACAATGAAATCTACAGTTAAGACACCAAAATTAGATAAGACATTGAAGCGATTAAAAGGCAGTACAGATAAGGCGTTGATGTATACTGGCGGAATATTAAGAGGTAAGATTGTAAAACAATGGCTCAAAGGAAATGATCCAAATGGCAAGGCGTTTAAAAAAGGCAATAAGAAATATTTAAAATGGAAAAAGGGCGAAGGTCGTAAAGGTAAAATTGATTTCAATTTATCTGGTGATATGCAAGAGGCTTTTACTTGGAAGAAGTATGCAAAGAATACAGTGTTGTTATTCTTTAATTCTTCAATCGAAAGAGACAAGGCAAAGGGCAATTACAAGAAACGTAAAACAATGCTGAAAGTAGGCAAGAAGCTACGAGAAGAAATTACAAGAATATTCTATAAGAGGTTGATGAGATGATAACACATGCAAATACGATGGGTCTATATAATAAAGAGGTTGAGATACAAGCAGAGGTTGACATAGATGGTAAGCTTGTAACTAAGTCTATCATACAAGATACCAGTGGTAACAATGTCACTACTACAAGTAATAGCCTTGATGTTATGTTAAGTGATTCAACCACAGAACCGATTGATACATATTTTCTCGAACAACTAAGCTCTTTCACATTAAGTGCTGATACTGTTGCTAGTACATTGACAGTATTAGTGTATACATTTGAAGCCACAGTTGGACACGGGATTGCACCACTAGATGAAATCATTTTACTTGATATAGTTGGTAACAAAGAGTTTTATGCTACAGTTATATCAGTGGCAACAGATACAATAACAGTTGATAGACCGATTGACAACTTATTTCCATCAGCAACATCATTAGCAAGAATAGTCAATTCCAATATGGCAGTAGATGGTAGTGGAACACCCCGCATTTTTACAGTTAGAGCAGGTTCAAAACCTATAGATATTACACGAATTATAATAGCAATGACAGATCAAACATCTATGGATGATGCAAAGTTTGGAGGTCTATCTGCATTAGCAAAAGGGTTTGTATTTAGAGCTATTGACGGATTCAATAAAGTTGTATTTAATTTTAAAACAAATGGTGAAATAGCTGGTTACTGTTATGATGTTAGGTATTCAGACAAAGCTCCATCTGGGTTTTTTGGGTTGACAGCAAGAATTACATTCGCTGGACAATCAAAGCACGGTGTTGCTCTTAGAGTGTCAACATTTACCGATGCCTTACAATGGATAGTTCAAGACGATTTAACAGATTTAGATACCTTAAGAGTTGCAGCACAAGGACATCAAACAGAGGGTGAAAACCCATAGATGCAGAATATTGATGCATTAAAGAATATCGGAGTTGGTGAACGCTGTCTATTAATTGGCGGTGGACCAAGTGTAGCTGACTTTGATTTCGCAACCGTACCGGATAATGTTACTGTAATAGAGATTAATTTCCCTCATATAGACGATGTTAAGATTGATTATAGCTTATACTATGATTACGATGTCAAAGGCTTTTGGAATGAATATAAGGATAACTATCCAGATAGGCAGATAATAGGCTTTAAAACGCATAAGGGCGTGTCTGATTACGTGTATAACTATGAGCAAATTGTGTTTGGTGACAGTGGATTCCATTGCTTGCAGATAGCTGATAGGATAATGAACTTTACTGAAATATATCTAATTGGATTTGACTACAAAACCAACGGCAAAACATATCATTATTTTGAGAGTGAAAGCGATACTGATAAAATAGATAGATTTAAAAAGCATAGTATCGGTAAAGTAAAGGATAAATATAATTCATATCCATTTAAGAATAGAATATATCAATGTACCAATAATACTGCATTGACTAAGTTTATATACAAGGAATTGGTATAATAAAAGTGTCAATATAAGTTGACATAATAATATATTTAGTATATAATTATACATCAATGGTCAGGTACTTGAGATAATAAAAATTATGGAGTACATTCAATGGCTGACGAAGTTCAAGACGAACAAATAAATCAAGAAGATAATCAAGAAAACAAAGATACTAATTTTATGGATTCACTACCAGGTGAAGCGCAAGATTATATCAAGAAGCTACGAAATGAAAACGCTGCAAGTAGAGTAAAAAGAAATGAGGTTGATACCAAGTATAATGAAGCTATTGAAAAAGCTGCTAAACTTGATAAGATACTAGAAGATGACGCCAGAAATAAAGGCGAATTCGAGAAACTCTATAACGATGAAAAAGAAAAAACTGGTAAATTAGATGCAATGCAAGAGAAAATTAATGCATATGAAATTACATTTGCAGAACAATTTGACACAGTTAGTAAAGATTTATCTCCTATTCAGTTAGCATTAATCGAAGATGCTGAGATGAGTATTGAGAAAAAGTTACAATGGGCAATCAAACTTAAAGGTGAAAACAAAACTGAGATTGATGGTCCATCAACAGAGCGTCCTGGTGGTGCTTCTATTAATTCAGCTTCAATTTTGAAAAACTATCAAGAAGCTGATATGAACGGGAAAGCCGAAATTTTGTATGAAACGAAAAAGAGCAACCCTAAATTATGGAAACAAATACTTAATATGTAAGTATTTAAAAAACAAACAGGAGTCTCATTATGAGTTCAACATCATACAATGATATTTATGACCCGATAAATATTGAAAAATTAGTAGGGCAAGATTGGCAATACGCTGCAAAGATTTTTGCTAGCGGAATAGTACAACTAGATACTAGACCATTATCAGGAACACAAGTATCTGAACTAAGACAAACTCTTTTCCAAGATACAGCAGGTCAAGCACTTAAAGCTGGGGATACTATCTCTAGTCAAAAAGAAACACAAACACGGATCAAACATCCTATCATTTGGAGATATCAGTCAGCAGATCAGCCAGATGTTATCGAAGAAATAAAAGACAAAAGCTTTCCAGAAGAAAATGCAAATATGGCGCAGTCTATATCTAATGCATCAGCACAGTATCTTGATAATAGTGCAATATCTACTATCAAAGGAACAGGCGCAGCTCTTACTTCTAATCAAGAAGGTGATGGAACTGACGTTGTATCTCTTGACGAATTGGTATCTGCTAAGGCAACTCTCGGAGATGCTGGCGTTAATCTTAACGGTGGCGCAATGGCTATGCGTTCAGAAGTATACTGGAAGTTAGTTAAACTTGGACTAGTTGCCGCAACTACAAATACATTCGGTGTCTCGGCACAAGATGCTATGGTGCACGCTGGGCAACTTCCAAATAATGTACTTGGACTAACGCCATTTGTAAATGATAAATTTGCAGCTCTTGGTAGTAATAAATACTATGTTTATTTTATAGGAGCTAAGTCTCTTGTAATTCGTGGTAACTCTACTCCAATAGTTAAGGTTGCAGAGGCAACAGTAAACAAAAAATTTAGTACAATTACTAACTTTAAAATCAATTATGGAATTGGTTTTGATGGTATGAATTGTGGCGTGGCTGCAAAAGAAGATGTATCTGATGTAGAGCTTGCAACAAGTGGAAACTGGACATTGGGTGCTGCTTATAGCAAAAATATCCCTCTTGCTAGACTACACATTAAGACAGCATAGGAGTATATAATGTCACTACAATCAATATCAAAAATTATAACTTATACTGATACTACTGCTATTACTGTTGGTAATGTACCACCTAATAGCATCATAGTAGATATTAAGGTAACCGTAGGAACTGCATTTGATGCAGGCGGTGCTGACTATATCGACATCGGTGATAGTTCAACAGCAGCGAAATTTGCAGATAATGTAAACGTCGCATCAACTGGACAAGCTACAGTAACACAACTAAACAACGGAGCTGTATTGTCAGCCGTTGCAAGTACACCTATCAAAGCGATATATGTACCTGCAGCAACTAGCCCAACGGCTGGTAGTGGTTATGTTACTATAGTATATGACCAACTGTAAGCCAATTGATTCCTCTCTATCATTAAGAATGGTGGAGGGGAAAGTTGATAAAGCAGTTAAGAGTGGAGAGCTTTCCAATGAGGAAGCTCGTTCCATCTTAAAAGACGCTAGATACAATTATAAAAATCAATCTTACAATAAACAAATGGAGCGACGTGGTGCATTTAGAGATTAAAAAAGATAAAGATTATATCTTTCAGTTATCTATTACTGAATATAACTTAGATGTTATTCCCACCACTTGCACAATAATTATTAATAATAATAGTGGCACTGCTGTTTCTAGTGGATCGGCAACGATTGCGACAGATGGAACTTTAAGTTATACTTTCCCCGCAGCGGATAACGATACACAAGCAAACAATTTCTCTATAGAATGGGCGGTTGTTTCAAGCGGTGTCACTACGTATTATAACAACCTTTTCGATGTGGTATTAATGCCGATTAATAATCTAGTCAATGACGAAGATTTATTTATTCATTGTAAAGAGTTAAGAGACAAAACAGAGCTCGTCTATAACACATCAGCAGAGGGCACAATAACCACTCTAATATCTGATAGGTTTAATACTAATGACATACTGTGGCAAGGCGGCGAGGTTGTTATCTATATAGATGATAGCACAACACACGACGCCAAGATAACGGCATACGATAGCGATACAGATACTATCACATTTACACCAGCATATTCTGTTGCTATTGCGTCTGGACTTAGGTTTAAGATCCGGTCATCATTTCAGCGATACATAGACGAAGCATTTAATAACTTTGTTTACAGAGATATTCGTAATAAACTACCTCTTGCTAGTGGCTATCTTGATGATAATGTATTACGCAATTTAACTATATTTAAAGCCTTATCTATTTATGCAGGTGGTGAATATAATGAAGAAGGTGATAAGTGGTGGCTACGTTATCAAGATTATATGAGTAAGTATAATACTGAGTTCGAGTCATTAAAATCTCCTTATGATAACAATCAAGATGGTAGTGTTAGCGATGAAGAAGATATAAATAGACCAAGCTTTACTACATCAAATATGGTACGATAATGGTAACTGAAATAAACAATCTTAAAAAGTTCATAACAAGTACAACTGGTAAACTTTGTACTATAGGACCAGATAAGACAAGCCAAGGCGATTACATACGGATAATGCCTCTTGATTTTCTATTCGGTAAAATGAATAAAGTTACAACAGACGTAGAGTATCCTGTGGCTATACAAATTATAGTCGATAGGAATAATACAATAGATGGATATGAAATCCTCGAAAAATTAGTCGAAAATATAAACAGTTTTGACTATGACAGTGGCGGTTTACTTCAAGAAGATGGAACAGCAGAATACAATGAGAACGAGTTTGTAATTACTCTCGTTTATAATTTAAAAACTATATTACAAAAGGAGTCTTAAATGGCTGAACCAGATTATTACACAGGTGTATCGGATGTTGATATTGCAAAGGATGCAATAGCACAAGACCCAGATTTACACATACAAAAAATTATTACAGAAGAAACGGGTGTCTATGCAGAAGCTACAACATCAGAGGGTACACTAACCCCTACAGTATCGCCAGCTTGGACAGTGGCAGGACTAGTGTCTACCGTTGCATATAACCTTGAAATAGTAGACGATAATGCAGTTGTTGGTTATGGAAAAGTAACTGATAACGACGCTGATAGTATCACATTTGATCCTACTGATGTCGTATTAGCAAGTGATGCTACAACACCAATTACATTAACTGATACAGACACATACTCATTCAAAGTATTTACTCCATCTAGTACAGTAGGTAATGATTACGGTCCATTTTTCGGACTTAGTGAAGGTAATGAACTATCTATCACTGATGAGTATATGCAATACAAATACGGTATGCCTAAAAAGAAACTATTTCAAGATTTAGTTGAAAGAGTTGCAGAAGTAAACGGTGGTACTATTAACTATGAGAACAAAGATGTACAGGAAACTATTTTTGGTTCTGTAGAATTTGGTGGGCAGACTGGCCAACAATCAACTGCTATCGGTTCTGATCCAGGCGTATTATCTAGTTACAGACTAGCATTTAAACTTGCAGATAGAAATGGTCGTAGACTATGGATTATCATTCGGAAAGTTCAGTTTGGTGCAGAAGGTAACATCTTTGGTAAGTCTACTGATGGTTACTCAATGTCTAACTTCAAAGGTACTATATTAGCAGATACTTTCTATCCAGAAAATGCTGATATGATTCAAATTATACGGATAGACTAATGTTTATAACCGATCTTAATATCATCTATCTAATGGGTGGTATTATCATCGGGGGTTTTTTATTCTGGAAAAAGAAAAAAACAATATTAGAATATGTATATATTGATACAACAGGTATAGAAAGCAACCCCCCGAAAAATTATATTGATGTCGAACAGAATAAGACTATCAACTTTAAACTTGGGGTGGATTCTATATCTATCTGTCATCTACCAATAAAGCTCAATATCAAGTACATTGAAAAGATTGCTTACATTTGGGAGCTGATAAATGCTGAAAGTGAATACAAGTCTAAAAGTAAGATAGAAGATTTCTCTCATAAGGTTCGTCAAGGCTTATACTATAAGCAAGCAACATCATTAATTTATGGATTGTCAAAACATTTTGTAGATAAAAAGAGACGATTTAAAAAAGCCTTATTCAAAAGGTCGAAACAAGATACTGATTTTATAATGGATATAACCGAGCAAGTTTTTAACTTCTGGTTGTATCGTAAAAAAAAAGCTCTAATGTTGTCTCAAAGTCAGACATTGCTATCGACGGTTGGGAGCACATCTACATGGAACTCATTAAATCTGGACAATCAAGGCAAGACATTAATAAAGCCTCGCTTCGCCAATGCCTTAGTTTCGGGTGGTTCAACAACGACCAAATTGAAAGAGAAAACAAAGCGAGAAAAAGATAATGGGTGATGATAAAATTAATATCAAAGTTAAAGCTGATGTAAAGAATGCAGTCAAAGGTTTAAACCAAACCGAGAAAGAAATCAATGATGTAAAGAAAGCCGAGAAGGGTATTGGTAAGGCTATGAAAATCGGTATCGGTGCAGGCGTTGCAGCACTTGCATTACTAACGGTAGCGGTTAAGAAAACAGTAGGTGCTTTTATAATTCAAGAAAAAGCTCAAAAAACATTAGCAGCCGCAATGAAACAGGCTGGTACTTTCACGGAAGCAGCTCTGGAACATAATATTGCGTACGCTGCATCATTACAAAAGATGACAACCTTTGGAGATGAAGCTATTCTTGGTGTTCAAAGACAATTAACAAACTTCGGTGCAGAAGGTGAAATGCTTGACCAACTAACAAAAGCTACTCTCGACTTAGCAGCAGCCAAAGGAATGGATTTAAAAAGCGCAGGTGATTTGGTAGCAAAGTCATTCGGTAGTAGTACCAACGCTATGTCAAGATATGGGATTGAAGTAGAAGGTGCAGCAGGTAGTACGGAACGTGCAGAGTCAGCAGTCAAGAATATGACTAAATTATTTGGCGGTGCAGCAGCAGCAGAAGCGGCTACATTTGGCGGTCAAATACAACAAATGAGTAATAATTTTGGTGACTTAATGGAAGTTATTGGAGGTGGTGTAGCAGGAGCATTAAAACCATTTTTCGGAGTTATATCAAAAGGTATTAGTGTTATATCAAACTTATTTACTAAACAAGATGATGTTCTTGGAGTTACAACAGACCTGATAAAAGCGACTAAACGACTTGCAGTAGCTCGAAAGAAACTAGAAGAAGATACTGGCGATTTAACAGAAGCAGAAAAAGCATTATTTAAATCTCAATCTTCATTTGAAATAGCTAAAATTAGTACGCAACTACTAGAATTAAGTAAGGCGTATTCAAAATTAAATGATGAACAAAAAATATTAGATACTACTGGATCATCTGCAATTGATAGTTTAGCACTTGCAACTGCTGCGGCACAGAGAGATGTAGATGAAGCTACAGTAATATTAAATAAATGGCTTGAAGGTTCGACAGATGAGTTTGAAAGAAAGCAAAGACTTGCAAGACAAAAGGGTGGTAGATTTGCAAAACCAGAACAACAATTTAGAAGCCAAGTAGGAGCGCAGGAGCATTTATTAAAAGCATCAAAAAGATTGACGGCATTTACAAAAGAGGAAATTGATGTAAAGAAAAAACAAGAGGATGAAATCAAAGAAGTTGCAGAAGCATATAATTTAGAATTAGTTACAATTGGTCAATTAAATACAATTCACCCAAAATTAAAAAAAAGAATATTAGAAACAGCAGAGGCATTAAAAAAAGTAAAAGACGCAGGAAAGGGGAAGCCTACTGGTGGTGGTGATGATGGCGACCTTGCCAAAAGACTGGCAGAAGAAAAAGCATTGCGAGATAAAGCACTACAATCAAGACTTGACGCAGAGAAAAAGATAGCAGACCAGATAGCAGCGTATGAATTATCAAGAAAGAACTTTGTTATAGCTGAAATGACAGCACTATATCAAGGCTTTTTTGGTATTATATCACAAGTATCAAATGCATCACTTGATAACGATTTAACAGTAATGTCAGCAAGGCGTGATGAAGAACTTGCATCATTAGACGAGAAGGACGCAGAACGGGAAACAGAAAATATTGATAAACAAATTGCCGATGCTAAAAAGATAGGTGATGAAAAACTAGTAAATGAATTAATAGCAAAGAAAGCTGATGTTGCACTTGAAACAAAAACACAAGCTGAAAAAGATGCTATCAATGAAAAGTATGATAAGAAAGAACGTGAGAGAAAAACAAGAACTGGCTTACTAGATCAAGCACTTGGATTTGCATCTGCTATGATTTCAGCCGTTGTTACCAGTATTAAAGCTGGTGAATCTATGGCAAATATCCCTGTAGTTGGTCCAATATTAGCAGCAGTTGCGCAAGGTGTCACACTAGCCACTATGACAGGAGTAGCATTAAAAGCTAAAAATCAACCTATACCGAAGTTTGCAGAGGGTGGCAGTATAACAACTAATGGACCTCAAATGGTAATGGTAGGTGATAACCCTAGTGGTGTTGAGAGAGTAGATTTTACTCCATTGGATGATGATACAGGACCAGGTGGAAACACATATATTTTTAATGGTATACAAGACTTAGCAGAAGCAAGAAATGAATTAATGAGACAAGAGGGAGGCGCAGCGTGGCAGTTATAAGTGATGGTTCAACAGATATAACACTTGAAAAAGCTGATGAGAAAGTTGATTTTGGTGTCATAGAAGCCTTTAAATTATCGGCAAGCGGTGCAATAAAAAGCCAAACATCAGGTGAACGATTTAAATTAAAGTGTAAGTTCAGAACAAACTCTGGTAATTTAAGAGCGTTATTAAACCTATTAAAGAACGGCTCTGACTATTACTATTACACACCAGAAGATGAACACGGTATCTATTCAGATTTAACATACCCATTACAATGTAATTTCTCTAAACTGAAACACGTTTGGGGATATGATGATATATTTTATGGTAGCTTTACAGTAGAGAGCGTGGATTATATCTAGTGAGAGAAGCAAGTACAAATGATAAAACTTGGGAGATAATAGAGCAACTCCATAGCGCAAATTGTAAGGCGCAGTGTGTACTTGAATATATGAAAGACGGTGAATGGGTATATCTTGAAGATTTAGACGCTCAAAAAGGATTGACTTGGAATGAAGATACTATTATTGATAAGACTGGTAACTTCTCTTTACTACCAAAAACTAGTAGTTTATCATTCAAAGTATTAAATAAGGCTGGTAAATATTCAGATGGAAGTGGTACAGACTATGAGGGTGATTTTGATCTCGGTACTAGACTAAGATTAAGAGCCGGATATCTATTAGATGAAACTGGTAGCAGTGGTGATGAGCCTATTTCATTCGGTACGGCAACAAAGTATTATATCAAAGATGATTCTACTGACTTAGTAGTTGACATTACAGGAGCAGAGAGTGACAGCATTACATATTTTGATGATTTGTTTGAAACTTTTTATGATAGCGAAAATTATAATGATAGTCACTACACACCAGCAGCCGCCTTTATTCTAAACAGTACCGACTTCTTTAAGAGTGGATATACACACGTTAATAACTTCAAAGTAACTGCAGACAATACAGATGGTATTATCTACTATAGAATGGCCGAAAACATATATGGTGGTCAATCTGCTAGTAGTTGGGTAAATGCTGGTGCTACTGTAAACGGAACAAAAACCATATCAGTAAATGATTCTAATAGGTATTTGCAAATGGCTGTTGTTTATGATGCTATGCCGTGGGGTTCACAGACTGTAAATAGCATTACAATCAATAAAGAGGAACGTGTTGAGTGGATTTATCGTAGTTGTTTTGTATTAGATACACCTTCATTTGACGACCCCAAAGTCGGTATCATTCCATCTATTACTTGTACAGCAAGAGATGCTTGGAAGCGTGCAATAGATACAGAATACAATATGGCTGATGTAGGCTCTGGCGTACCTGTTTCATTCTTAACTAAAAACATTTTAGATAATGCAGGCATATTATACACATCAGAAAGCATAGCTGATTTATCAAGTTTTGGATTTATAGATATAACATATAAAGAAACAAAGAAATGCAGTCAGATTTTAGAGTACATTATGCAGTGGATTTCTCGAATAGGCGAAACAAGATATAGAATGTATCTGAAATATGATACAGTTACAGATGATAATATTTGTTTCATTGAGGAAAAGCCTACAGACTATAAAGCGGTGTTTGTACAGAATTACAGATACTATGAGAAGATTGGAAGTCGAAAAAAGAACTACGATAAAATGTTACAGCGTGTAGTGGCGTATGATGAAACAGTGGCAAAAGATGCAGAGATACTATTGAATGGTACACAAAACTTTACATCAACTGGGGATGTTACTTATGAATGGACTAATGAGGCTGGTTATAAACGTGTAGTGTATGATTCAAGTGGTTCAAGTGCTGATTTTAATATGGTTATAAAAGAAATTAATACAGCAATAACATCTGGCGGTTTACCAAACATTGTCTTTACAATCACAGGCACTACTATTAATGTTGATATAAAAGTATACGGTTGTGAATGGTCAAGCGGTGACCCAGTTGTAGAAGGTGAATATATTAACTTAGAAAACCAAACAGATAAAAAAGGCGTGACTATTAAAATAGAAAATCCCTTTTTAGCAAGTGGAACAGATGTAGATGTTAAGCAAATAGTTGAGGCGTTTGGTGAAGATTACGGTGTTCCAAATGTTGAGATTAGCAATCTACAATATCCGTATCTCAACTTAATAGATGATTTAAATGACCCCGATTTAATATGGTCTAAACTAGCATTTACAGATGATATATTTGCCGTTACTGGTAAAAGCTATAGATGGTCTGAAAATCCAAATGATAGCACAACATATAAATTAATTGATACAGGCTTAGATTTATCTGATTTGACAGATATAATATATGATGATCCAAGCCAATTATTACACTATGACAATGGCTTTGTATATGATATGAAGTTTTCGCCACAAGCTACCGATGAAGAAATCGAAGCAGGCACAGTTTATACATACGATGTAGGATAACTAAATGAGTGATAAATTAACAGTAAGCGATATTTCAATAGTAAATTACCAAGCCGATATTACAAGCGGTCAACATAGGAAGAACTATGCTAATATTAGAAATAGACATAACGCGCTATGTGATTCTTTAGCGGCCTCAACTATTGGAACTACCAATGCAGAGACAACAGCAGCACGACCTTATGATATATCACTTGATACCAGACTTAATACAATCGGTTTAATAGAAACTAAACTATTAGCAGGCGGTATTGTATCTGAAAAAGACACGCCAAATATGACAGTGAAAATATCTGCATTTAAAGCGGTTGTCGGTGGTGTATCAATGACAAGAGGTTTTGCATCTTGGTCTAGAGTCACTACTACTATGACTATAACAGAAAACAATCACGGGTTTTCCGGTGGTGAAACAATCTATAACGATAGTACGTTAAGTGGTGGCACATTAGGGATCGAAGATTATGTTATTGCATCTGTAATTGATGATAATAACTTCACGATAACATGTAATGATTCTGGTAGTGCATCCGGAAGCCTTGATTTTAGTAGATACAGTGGCACAATATCAGGTTCTGCATCTGCATTTAACAGACTTGATTACGTTGTTATAAATTCTGATGCCACTATAACGGTGTTGACAGGTTCAGTAGCACCAGCACCAGTTTTCCCAAGTTACGCTTCGAATCAATGTGTTATAGCAGCTCTTGTAGTAGAAGCGAATCCTCCACTAAACAATGAAGAGAATATATTTAATTTTGTACATAGTCAAGATGAAATGCTACCGGATATATATATATCTGCTAACACTGAATTAAATCTAATTAAATACACTTGTAATAATTGCATTATAGATGCAGCGATAACAGTAGTTGGAAAAGACGCATCTAGTTATAGTGGATTTCAATTATTGAGTATGCCAATGTTACAAATACAATGCGCTGGTAATTATTACGACACTGTAGGATCATCATTTACAGTATCAAATGATTCCGATACAGTAATAGGAAACGCTGGAAGTGGCGGAGCTGGTGGAGATGGTTCTTCTAGTGGTGGCGGTGTTGCAGGTGGATCTACAGTTGGCGGTGCTACTAATAGAATTATAACAGACTTTTCTTCTGGAGCTGGTGGAGATGGTGGCGATGGAGTAACTGGAGACACACCAGACATAGCTTCCGGTGGTGGTGGTGGAGCTGGTGGTGCATCTGTAGTTTCTGGCGGAGGAGCAGGCGGTGCTGGTGGTGCTGATGTTCAAACAGGCGGTACTGGTGTCCAGACATTGGGTGGAGATGGTGGAGAAAGAGGTCCAGCTATGTTTATTATAGCAAACAACATAACTATATATACGTCAAAAGATTTTTCTGGTGAGGATGGTAATAACGGTGTATTTTCTGCACCTGGTGGTCAAAACGCTGGAAGTGGTGGTGGCGGAGGAGCAGGCGGTGGTGTAATAGGAATGTTTTCCAAGAATGATATTAATTTTGCTACTGCTGTTACATTTGATGTTTCTGGCGGAGATGGTGGATTTGGTGGTAGTAGCACTGGTGGTACTATGGACGTTGGTGGCGGAGGAGCAGGCGGTGGCGGTGGTGGATGTATTATATTACGAGCTAAAACATACACAAATGATGGCAATCTAACTGCTACTATTAACGGTGGTACATTTGGAGCTGGTGGACTAGGAAGTGAGGGAGCTGGCTCTGTTGGAAGTGCTGGCACAGTTGGAATATCAAGCCAAGAAATATATACATCTACTGAAATGGTTGCAGATTTAGGTAGCAATATTATGCCATTAGCAGGATTTGATTCTGATATAATGAGCTTTTTTAAATAGGATATAATATGGCATATGTAGAAATACCAACAAGAGACAGCGATAATTTAAATAGTAGTGCTGATATTAATCAGTTAATGGCTAACATTACTTTTTTAAAGGATGTAGCAACACCACTAACTTTAAATGTAGGTGGTGTATTAGTAGCAGGCACTGGAGTATTTAAGATAGTAAATGGATTCAAATATCAATATTTCGGGTCGTCTCTTACTATATCAAGTATTAGTGGAACAACAGGAACAGCAGACACACACGCAACACAAGGAACATTTGATGTCACAATCGGTGGTACTTCGGCACTGGCAACCCCTAAACTTTTTGATGATACTGATGATGTGTATGTTGCAGCCACATTATCCGGAACACCTGCCAACTTACTAATAGAGAGTGGCGATATTATAGAGATCAATTTTGTAGAGGGTGGAAACGCCACAGCAGAAGATATGTGCATTATGATTTATTGCAAGGTAACATAAAATGAATATAGAAAAAATAGAGATTAATGAAGACGGTGATTATAATATCAAGTACAATAATAAACTAATTAGACGTAAAGGCGTTATTGTAGTTTATATATCTGGTAAAGATTTAACAAACAAATTAAATACAAATATCATCGAGTTACTTGAAAGTGATGATTGCATCCATACAAAATATAAAGAGCCTGTTCTACCGTTTGAGCAACTAAAAGCAGATAAGTTATTTGAGCTGAGAAGCAAGCGAGATAATGTTATAAATGTAGGTGATACAGAGATAGGTATATCGGATATAATGATGTTCGTACCTTTGTTATTGCTAGATGACACCAAAAAGAATTCTAAGCTACCTATTGAAACTCCAAGCGGGTTAATGATAGAAAATATTGAAACACTTGAAAATATACTTGAATTATATGTAGACCATATAAAATTGTATTCTCAAAAAATTAATGACTGCGAAAAGACAAAAACTAAATCAGAGGTTGAGGCTATCACAGTATGAATTTAATGACTGCCACTCCGACTCCTTTTCCATTTGCAAAAACAGGTGGTGGTATACCTACTGATGGTTTACTAGGTGAATATCTATTTGAAGATAATGTAAATGATACAAGCGGAAATGGTAGGAATGCAACTATTCCAAATGGAGCTACCTATACTACTGGAAAAATAGGAGCAAAGGCTATCACTCTAAGTGCTGCGTCAAGTCAATATGTTGAATTGCCTACATTATCTGCATGGGAGGATTTATATAACGTAGATTTTACATGCGCTATATGGGTTAAATCAACGGATACCACATCGTCAAGAAGTGTCATAGGCAATTTCTCATCTTTAACGGGCGCGGGAACAACACCGAATCAATTTTGGTTCGAATACCTTCCTAGTACATCGGGTGCTGTAAATATGTTTGTTAGGCGTGATAATGGAGCACAAACATTAATACCCTCACCTGTGGGAAATATAGCGGATGGAAGTTGGCACTTACTTTTGTTAGAGAAAACAGGTGTAACATTTAATCAGTGGATAGATAATTCCCTATTGTCTACAGGATCATTTTCAATAGAAGGGCATACAAACAACAATAGACCTGTAAGAATAGGTGTAAACTTTGGTAGATATATGTCAGGTGCGTTCGATGGTTTAAGGCTTTGGGATAGGAGCTTAACGGCCGATGGAAAAACAGCATTATTTAATGAAACATAAAAGGAATATATACAATGGATTGGCCAACAGCATCTATAATAATAGCAATAGTAATATCACTAGCAGGTTTAATATTAAAGTTTGCTCCCTCATCAAAAAGCAAAATTAAAGCCACTGATAATTGTAATCAAGATGAATGCAATAAAAAGTTTGATACTATCATAGGCGAGGTTAAGACGATGGATGAGAAATTAGAATTACAAAATACAGATGTACAATTATTGAAATTAAATCACACTAATCAAGAAAAAGTTATTGACGGCCTAGCGGAAAACATCAGTAAAATATTCTCCAAAATAGATGAAATAAAAACTTTGATGATAAGTAGCTTAAACAAATAGGATTATATTATGATTGAATTCAAAACCCCTAGAATTGAAATGGAGTTTTTCTCTGGACAACTAAAAAAGAAACTAGTATCTATTTTATATATGTTAAAGGTGTATTGTGAAATTGAGTTTAATAAGAACATATTTATAACTGAATTATTCAGAATGGTTAAAGAGCAATACAACTACTATAAAGACGACCCGAAATTTATTAAAGACCCGTTCACATCGGTACATCAAGATTGGCGTGGAGCTGACCTACGTAGCACCGTTTTTACACTAAAAGAAATTAAAAAAATCGTTGCTTTTTTAAACCTAATAACTTATAGAAAGGGTAGTAAATATTTAACCGTAAAGTATCACAAAATATCAAGCAACGTCTACCATCTACATATACAAGTCACAGGATAAACGAATGGATAAACCACTATATTTACACGGGAAGATTAAAAAACTACCCGCTAACCAACCAATACTAAAACCTGCTTATAATTATTTATTCAGAGTAATGAGGCCATTTAAAGAAACAGTTAAAGATAAAAATGGACACTCTACTTGTATCGTTGTGCCTAAAGATTTTATGATTGACGGTGCCAGTATCCCAAGAACATTCTGGAGAATTATTGGAAGCCCGTTTACACCTATGTTTCAAGCTGCAGCAACGATACACGATTATGCTTATAAAACAAAGTGTGTCTCTAGAAAATTAGCAGACAAAATGTTTAAGGCTATTCTTAGAAAAAATACTGTATCAAAGTTCCTTTCTCAAATTATGTATATGGCAGTAAGAACTGGCGGTGTGTTTGCTTATGGCAAAGAGACTAAAAAATAAACTAACTTTTTTACTCAATATATAAAAATCTCTTGACTTTTAATACATAACATATTATAATCCTTATACAAATAACTATAAGGAAAATAATTATGGAAAATAAAAACTTAGAGATATGGAACAACGTCAAAATAGTTCCACAAGAATATCAGAAAAAAATCACTGGTGGTCGCCTTAAAGGTATGACCGATATAAAACCTCAATGGAGATTGATGGTATTAACAGAGCAATTTGGTATGTGCGGTGTCGGATGGTATTATGAAACAGCAGAAAAATGGATACACCAATTTGACTCTACAATATCTGCACACGTTATCATAAAATTATATATAAAAGATGGCGATAATTGGAGTAAGGGAATTGAGGGACAAGGTGGCTCAATGTTAGTAGCTAAAGAATCAAAAGGACCTTTTCACTCTGACGAAGCTTATAAAATGGCAACCACTGATGCTCTATCTGTAGCCTGTAAACAACTAGGAATAGCATCGGATGTTTATATGGGAATTGATAGCACTAAATATCAAACAAAAGAGGAAACTGATAAAGAAAAAATTGCTAAACTTAAAGTTAGTATTTCTACTGGCTATGATGCTTGTAAGAGTAAAGGTTATGTATTCACAGAACCAAAGGAATCATTTTTATCTGATGATTTAAAAACGTTACTAGATAATTACAAAACAATATCAGAATATTATACTATAGCAGTAGCCAGTAAAAAAGTTGTGGTAGGTGGATAATGGAAAACATAACATCTATAATTGAGACAAACGATCTATCCGGTGAACTTGGAACTACAATCAAAGATACATTTAATAAATACTTTGACGAAGCTAAGAAGTGGCAAGAGAAAGCGATGTCTATTGTTGTTACCGATGATAACGACACAGAGCTTATGAACGAAGCACGAACTGTTAGACTAGCACTAAGAGATATAAGAACTGGTGCAGAGAAAAAGCGCAAACTATTAAAAGCTGCTATTGTGTGCAACGGTAAAGCCATTGATGGTGTTGCTAATGTTCTCAAAGCACTGGTTGTGCCTATCGAGAAGCACCTACAAGAGCAAGAGGATTATGTCGCTATCAAATTAAAGGTTGAACGTGAAAAGATTGTACTAGATTGGATAGACCAACTCTCTAAATATACAGACGCTAGTTTATACAGCTTTGATAATATGGACGCTTTCACATTTGCTAACTTATTGGACACTGTAAAAGTTGCGCACAATAACAAAGCCGAAGCAGAGAAGCAAGCTGTTATTGATAGGGAGTTAGAATCAAAAGTAAGAGATACACTAATAAAAGAAAATGCACAACTCAAAGCTGATAAGGAGAAGCTAATTGAGACAGCCGATATGGTCGAGGTAGATTATTGTAAAGAACATAAAAAACCAGTATCTGACAATGATAAAATAGCAACTCTAATTAGTGCTATAGAAAAGATAGCTATACCAGATTGTGAATTGTATACTAACAAGGCAATAATTAGCTACGTACAAAATAGCTTACAAAATATATTAATATCATTACACAAAATAAATAAAGAGGAACAATAATATGGATACAAATATAACAGTACAACACGGTAGACTAACTAGAGACCCAGAGGTGACATTTACAACATCACAAAAGCAAGTATGCAAGTTTAGTATAGCTGTTAATGGAATGAAGAAAGAAGACCCAAACGACACATCATTTTTTAATGTTGTAGCGTGGAATAAAACTGCTGAAATGTGCGGTCAATATCTCAAAAAGGGATCTGCTGTTATTGTGCAAGGCCGATTAAAACAAAGTCGTTTCACAGACAAGAACGGGCAAAATAGATCATCGGTTGATATAGTAGCAAACACTGTGCAGTTCGTTGGTGGTAAAAAAGATGGACAACCACAACAAAGTCAGCCATCAAATGACATACCTATTCCAGAGCCAGAGTGGGCAAGCGGTCAAGGCGGTGCTGTTGCCGAGGGAGATGCTATTACGGGAAAAGACGTACCGTTTTAGGTACGCATTGTAGCAATTCAAAGTAGCAATTATGGAAAATGATAGCAATGTATTTTTAATCCACTTCTTCAAAAAGATAGTAGCGTTAAAGAGCGTTGCTATCGATGGTAAGAATGACAGAACCAAGATAGTATCTGAGATAACTAAGATAATCAAATACTGTAAATCAGACACTGCTGTGATTCAGATGAAATGTTTTCAGGCGTTTTTTCATTATGCATTCGGTTATGTCAATGAGCAATTTAATGACGATTACAATCTGTTTATGATACACTTGAAGATTGATTGTGGACACTGTGAATATATACCCATAAAAAAGAACGCTGTCATATTTGATGTGCCCGTTACCAAAAGCATATCATTTGGAGATTGTACACAAAGAGACAGAACAGCATTTTTTGAGAAGTCAAAAGAGATTATACTTGACAAGTACGGCATTAAGTTTGATGATTGGTTTACGCATTATCAAAGCAATGAGAATACAATATAAGGATAAAAAGATGGATAGAATAGAAAAAGAAATGCGAATATATTTTAACCGTTGCCAATATGCTGGCCTTTTAAAAAGTAGAGAAAGTATAGAGTCTATGTGTCATACATACGGGTATCATTTTTTTAGTCTAGGCATTAGAATGAATGATTGCTTGTATAAAATGTTAAAAGTTATACCGCTTCTAGGTAGAAGAATTCCCGAAAATTTTATCGAAAATGAATTGATTAACGCCAATAAAGAAAAAAGACAACTGAATATATAGTTGTATTAATTTACGATATAGATTATAATTCTATATAACTATTTTCCTTAATTAGTTTAGTCTGGCAGTTTGCATATCCTCTCACTATGCATTCTGTCAGATAATTCAATGTTAACATAATCGCAAAATCTTAACACAACATAATTCAATGTTAACTTATCACGGAATTATTAACTTATTAAATATTTCTCTTGACGATATACACATATCATAGTATAATTGTATCAATAATATAATATCGTTTGTAAGGCGTTTTAATAATGTTTTCGATAGATAACCAATTATATCTAATAAGACATTTTCTAACCCCCTACAGATTGCAAAAAACACTATATAGAAGCGTATAAAATAAGTGTGTAACCTTATTATTTAAAAAATAAATAAGGATATAAACTAATAAAAGGAGATATTATGAACACCAGAAACAATTCAAGATATGGAAAGAAGATTAGAGAGTATGCAAAAGTTAGAATGGAGCAGATGGAAAATAATACTCACGTCGCCAGAGATATTATCAAAAAGTTTGAACTCAATAAAGACTTAGATACTGTCAGAAAATGGATAGCTGAAAATAGACTTAGCTTAAAGATACAAGCCAAAGCGCAGCCGATTAAAAGATTATTCTTTGATATTGAAACTGGATATTATACGCTGAAAATAAAGGCGTTCCAATTAAAAAATTATATCAAATATTTCAATCCAGATACTATCGAGAAGGATAAAGAGATTATCTGTATATCTTACAAATGGCAGTATGACGATAAGGTCCACACTGTTGATTTTCGCAAAGGTGAAAAGCAGATGCTTAAAAAGTTTATCAAGGTACTTGGTGAAGCTGATGAAATAATCGGTCATAATATTGACAACTTTGATGTTAAAGAGTTGAGAGCCAGGTGTATCCGATACGGTGTACTAATGTTCCCAACTTACAGAACACTTGATACGCTTAAAAAAGCAAAGCAATATTTTAGATTTGCATCTAACAAATTAGATTATATTGGTAAGTTCTTGAACGTAGGTAAAAAATTAGATCACGCTGGTTTTGAATTATGGGAGCAGTGCATTGATGATAGAGATGATAAAGCAATAAATGAAATGATCGCATACTGTGAAAACGATGTTATCTTAACAGAAGATGCATATAGTGTTTTGTCTCCATATCTATATCACAACACAAACTATGCTGTTTTAAGCGGTGGCAAAAAATGGGAGTGCCCAGAGTGTGCCGGAAATGATGTTGAGTTTTACAAAGCATATACAACAGCTATGGGAGTCGTCAGACGCAATATGAAGTGCAGAGATTGCAATACACAATACAGAGTATCAAATAGAACTTATTTGAAAATGCTATATACTAAGGAGATATAAATGAACACAGATGAAATAGTCAAACTTAGAAACAATATATTTAAGGATGTTGCCGATGTGATGGATAACAAAGGCAAAGAGTATAGCGGACATATCGATAGACTTGCTAACTTCAAACGTAACGGTGCTAATCTCGGATTGAATCCCGAAACAATATGGAGCGTGTATGCATCAAAGCACTGGGATAGCCTAATGTCATTTATCAGGGAATTGCAGAATGGCAAATCTATAGCTGAATTAGAAAGCACACTATCAGAACCTATTGATGGGCGTATACTGGATATAATAACATACTTGATATTATTGCAGGGGTTAATATCTGAGAGGCGTGAGAAATAGCAATATCATATTAACAGTATATGTCAGATATAGCATATCTCTGTTGAAATGAAATGCCCTTTACATAAACACAACCACATAGTATAATACACGTTCAAACTCTCCTAAGACATAGAGCCGGTTTAGCGGCCGGCTCGCTTTCATTGTCAATGGAGTGTTTTAGGAGTTCAAATGAAAAGAAAATCAATAACAAAGAAATGCCGTTTTGAGGTGTTCAAGCGCGACAGCTTTACTTGTCAATACTGTGGAAAATCAGCACCAGATGTTGTACTAGAGATAGACCACATAAAGCCAGTTGTAGAAGGTGGTGATAACTCACTACTTAATTTAGTAACATCTTGTTTTGATTGTAATCGCGGTAAAGGTAAACGAAAATTATCTGATAATTCGTCAGTGAAGAAACAAGCTAAACAACTTAAATTGTTAAAAGATAAAAATGAACAATTAAAAATGTTGTTAGATTACCGAGAAAGTATATCGGATTATAGAGAAAATGAAGTAAACGCCATTCAAGATGTTTTTAAATCGACAACTGGATATGGATTTAGTATTAAATTCAAAAAGAAAGTCAAGGGGTTTATTAAAAAATATGAATTAAATGAAGTTTTGGATAGTTTAGACATTTGTATAAATCAATACTATAAGGATAATGACGATACAGCTGAATTAGTTTTAAAAAAACTCCCAAAGGTTTTAGCTTCAAGATTAGAATTAAAAAACAATCCTGGACTAGAGGAATTTTATAAATGCTCTACAAATATTCTTTATAAAGTTTCTTATTATAGCGATTGGCAATCTAGAAACATGTTAAGGGGAGTGTATGAGTCAGTCGGAATTGATGCATTTAAACGAGAATGCAGAAATATATTTTTTAAAGATGACATACTTAGATTATATAATAATGTATGTTGACACTAAATAAGGAATTCAATAATGATAATTAGAACACACAAAAATAAGAACTTTACAGTATTAGATAACACCGCTCTAAAAGATGACCGTCTTAGTTGGCAAGCTAAAGGATTAATGTCATATCTATTGAGTCTACCAGATGATTGGGAGGTGTACGTTCAAGAACTCACAAAGCACGCTAAGAACGGAAAAGATAGCACGGCCTCAATAGTCAAAGAACTAATACAATATGGATACATAAAGCGTACAATCAGACGTGATAAGGGTAAATTTCTAGGTTATGATTACGATATAATTGAATCTGGAGTAGAGTCCTATTTACCGAAATCGGATAAACCGAAAACGGATTCATCGGAAACGGAAACCCCGAAAACGGATAATCCGCAACTACTAAATACTAACTTTAACCAATTACTAACTATACCAAGTACTAATAACACTAACCAAGATACAGACCTTCCTACAAAAGAGGTAACATCACTTAAATTAAAGGTTGAGGAATCATTCGATAAGTTTTGGAATATATACGATAAAAAAGTATGTCATAAGAAATCACTTGATAAATGGAAAAAGCTAAAACAAACTAACATCGATAAAATACTTAGCACCGTAGAAGCCTATGTTAAAAGCAAGCCTGATAAAAAGTTTCGTAAAGATCCGATGACATATCTTAACAATGAATGTTGGAATGATGAAATTGATACACCAAAAGCCACTCATACAGGTAAACAGATACACACTGGTAGCTGTGCAAAGCTGGATAATCAAGAAGCTGAGAGAGAGAAGAAGCGAAAAGATGTTGATTTTGGGAGTATGTGATGGATAAAATTATATTAGATCCTTGTTGTGGTGGTCGTCAATTTTGGTTTGACAAAGAGAATGAGAACACATTATTTTTAGATAGGAGGGTAATGCAGCCAACGATAATCGGTAAAGGTAAAGATGCAAGAACTAGGAAATGTCTACCAGATAAGGTGATGGATTTTAGACACTTAGATTTAGAGGATAAATCATTCAAGCTAGTTGTTTTTGATCCGCCACATTTGTTTTTAGGTGAAAAGAGTTATATGAGAGCATCGTATGGTAGCTTAGAGAAAGCCACTTGGAAGGGCGATATATCAAAAGGATTCTCGGAGTGTTTTAGGGTATTAGAAGATAATGGTATCTTGATATTCAAATGGAATGAGTGCGATATACTCCTAAAAGAAATATTAAAGCTGTGTAGATATAATCCTTTGTTTGGCCATCCATCCGGCAAGGCACAAAAAACACACTGGATAACATTTATGAAAATAGATAACCAACTCAATAAATCTCTTGACATAATACACCAAACATAGTAAACTTAATCAAGGAGAATGATTATGATAACAATAAAAAATAAAAAGCAGTTAGACAAATATACGGATAACGAAGGCAATATATATTTTGATAAAAAAGAATTATTTAAAATTGAAATAGATATTTACAGTAAAGGCTATATTTACAGTGAAGGCTATATTTACAGTGAAGGCTATATTTATAGTGAAGGCTATATTTACAGTGAAGGCTATATTTACAGTGAAGGCGATATTTCCAGTGAAGGCGATATTTCCAGTGAAGGCTATATTTACAGTGAAGGCTATATTTACAGTGAAGGCGATATTTCCAGTGAAGGCGATATTTCCAGTTTTACATTAAATGGAAAAGTCACCAAAATATTTGCGGAGAAAACTAAAAA